GCCCTCCTCAAGGCTAAGACAGCACAGATCAATGCAATGACAGCACAGCAGAAGTATGCAAATGTCACGCAAGGGAAGAAGCATCAGGAAGAAGTGCAGAACCTCCTGCGTTCTTCTGTTAAGAGCTCTGTCACTTCTGTTAAGAAGCCTGCTGATATGATGATGAAGAAAGCATCAGAGCTGTTTCAGCAAGCCCTGAATCCTGATGGCACCATCAAACCCTCTGTTACCATTCATGGGGCTGATGGCCAACCGACAGTGGTTAGCGGCGTGGAGTTGTTAGCTCAATATAAGAACAACGGGTTGGCCACGGCCACACAGCTCCGCCAGCAAATCGCTCAAGATAGGCTTGAATATCTTGACTACAAGGGCGGCATTGATTTATATGATAAGGCGATGAAGCCCACCATCACCATGATTGATAATTGGGAGAACTTTCTATCTAAGCTTGATCCACAGCAGATGACAGCAGATGATTTGCATTTCATCCAGAACCAAGGGATGTTGAAGTTCATGGCAGCCAATCCAGACCTTGAGGCTGAGTTTGCTGCGGTTAAGCTGGCCCCTAACACCGCTGCCGCTACGCTAGCAGGACAAAATATCAGTAAGGCTGCCCTGCTTGATGCTACAAACCGCTTAGCACAACAGCATGGTGAAGAGAAGACAAACGATATCTTGAGTCAATTCTTCAGCGATGCCAAGACACCCTTCAACCCGGACGAGGATGTTAAGGAAGGTACTGTTACTTTCTCTGCTGAGGCACTGAGAGGCGTACCAGAGAACGCCCCGGCCTCTTCTTGGCAGAAGATTCCAGAGGAGAGCAAGACCAAGCTGTTCACCGGCATCACCAAGTCTCTGGCACAGCGGAGCAATAGCCTGAGCAAGAGCAGCCCCTATCGCTACCTCTACAATCGCATGTCTAAGGACACTGCGTTGGCTGAGGAATACGATGCTTGGCTCTCACAGCAGCCTAACAGAGATGACATCGTCGAAAGCATCAAGGATGCTGGAGCCAACATGGCTGCTAGGGCTATTGGGCAGTTTAAGACAGACATGGAAGGGCTGTCTGTTACAGATCGCACCATAGCTCCTATTCAGAACACCCTCTCATTGTCCACAGAAGGCACGCTACGGCCTTCTAAAGAGCTGACAATGGATAGGCCTACCATTGGAGAGAAACTCTTCTCAGGAGCCGCACACAGCCAAGACTTCCGGTGGGTGAATGTCGCTGTGAGGAAGCTGGAGGAGGGGATGAACGGGGTTGTGTCTCCACTCATCAACCTTGAGCGGACTCGTAGAGGAGACGAGGCTGTCAACAAGGACATCTATGAGATGAAGGCAAGAGCTTTGATTAACGCTGGCCTTGGTTGGCAGACGCTCTCTGATGCTGGTGTTCCTCTGGTGTTTAAGGAAGGAGAATACTCTAAGAGATTAGAGAATATAAAAGATAATGAGTATTCTATAGAAGGGAATGTATACGTCAAGGAAAATGATATATACATTTTCAAAGGAAAAGAGTAAAAGAAAAGCCCCCTAGTTTTAGGGGGCTTCTTCTTGCATACATATTGTATGTGTTAGTTACAACTCACAAACTCCAGCAACACAAGCGAGGGTTTGTTGACCTTCTGTCATGTCTGTGCTCTCATAGTCGAAGAGCCTATCCCAATCAATCTCAGGCATATCACCAAGGAAGTCTTTCCACTCCTCCTCACTAATCTCCTGATAGGGAGCCTGAGCATATGTGTGGTCAGAATGAGGCAAGAAGCTCACCCCGCTGATGGCATCGAAGTGTTCATACACCCAAGCACCAACAGCCATCCACTCATGCTCCTTGACATAGATGGTGACAGACGGCTTATGCTCGCACCACCACGTCTGATACAGCTTCCAGAACTCTAGCTGCTCAATGGCACTCCTATCATCTCTCTGAACGGCCTTCGGTGGGCTCTTCATAGGGAATGAGAAGATGGTGGTGGAGTCAGGTTTCATGGCACACGGCTCATTAGGCACCCCCTGATCCCGCAGGAACTCTGTAAGCGGGTCTTTGTTATCCTGTCTTACAGTGCGGACGTAGTAAGGGGCATAACGAGGGTGGATGCCGCTTGCGCTATCAACGAGCTGGCTCACCGTACCACTTGGCTTAACGCAGGTGATGGCTGCTGCCCGATTCACCCCAAGCTTCCGAGCCCAAACAAGGTTGACATCAATACAGCGTTCCTTGATAGAGCGTAGTGCATCCTCCAAGTACACCGTATCTCCATTAGGCCATGTGTATCCCTCCTTACCACTGAGAACAGGATGATCCATGATGCCTGTCATACTAACACCAAGGAGAGCTTCCTCTTCTGTGTTCTTCCGCCAGTCAGCAGAAAGGTATTTGAACGAAGTGAGGGATGCTTGTGCTGTCCCCAAGATCGTCGCTGCCTCTGCCTTGCGTAGCAGGTCTGTCAGGGAATCGTCAGGTCGTACTACGATTTCTGTCAGGTTACAAAACTGTTTGCTACGCAGGATAATCTCACTGCATGGGTTGGTTCCGAAGTCTCCGTATGGGGCTCGACGTCCATTCTTGGCAGCTTGCTGCTCACTAGCCACCCTACTAAAGACGCCTCGCTCTCCGCTCTTGCTTTCATAGAGGTTTCTCCACTCCTCCATGAATGCAGCCATATCAGGCTTCTCGGTGTAGCATACAGAGTTGTTAGCGAGGGCACGCTGAGGGTTGTCCACCCACCATTGCCCGCTCTTAGCTCTCGACATCCTCTGATCTGTCAGGTTAGACAGGCTGATGAGAGCACTGCGTCGAACACCACCAACAACCACAATATCAGCCACCTTACACATGATGTCATGGGCCTCGATGCTAGACAGCTTACGTCCCTCTGCCCTCTGGAACACCTCTTTAGTGAAGGTGAAGAGGGAGATGAGTGGATCAGGGCCACTGGCTCTGCCACCAAACGTATTCAGGCGGGCTCCTGCTGGGCGCACAGAGGAGACGTCCCATGTAACATCCCAGTTGCAGTTGTACAGTTCCATAATAAGGATGCGGAAGGCTGATGCCCACCCATACTTGCTGTCAGCTACGATGATGGTGTTGCCCTGAATGAGAGACAACTCATCACCATCAACTCCGGGGAACATATGAGGCTCATACAGCCTACGGAGGGCTGTGTTGTCCATCGAGTCAAGGACAGGAGCCAGAGAAGCATCTGTGATCTCCTCTCGCAGGAGTGATGCTCGCTCGTCAGGAGGCTGAATGACAGGGAGCTGGCTTACATACTGCCTCTCACATGAGAAGCCAACGCCTGTGCCACACATGAGAACATACATCGCCTCGTCCCAAGCGATCGGAGAGTCGATAGCAACGTAGGAGCAATTGTATCCAGCCACGTTGTCCTTCTCCAAGGCCACCCCTGCTGTCATAAGGGCACGCATGGAAGGCATCACCCCAAGGGACAACACCTCGTCCTTCACCCACTTAGGAATGCTTCGAGGGAAGAAGGAGAAGTAGCGATTGACAGTGTCTTCCCAGTCCTCCCGCTTCCCTGTTGTCTCATCCCACCGAGCATAGCGGCTCTTATGGATGAACGTCTGATAGTCTGTTGGGAGCTTATTCCCCATCAATCACCTCCTCTAAACTGATTCCATTATCTGCTATCATATCCTCTATACGCTCGTAGAATACCTCACAGAGCTCTTTGTTCGTGATGCCTAATGTGTCACATAGCTCCTGCTCTGAAAGGAACGTACAGGCTCGATTGATAAAATGATCTATTGTCACACCCACCTCCGCAGCATGTAGTTAATACTCAAAAACAGAGGGTCAAACCTCCCTTCTCCTAATTCATTTAACATGACGCATCCTCGCCAATGGTGGTTGCCCTGTGGCCCCATGTATTCTTCATCATGTTGGTAGTAGGCACCAGCCACCAAGCCTAGGTGAGCACTGCCATCGTTCAGATAGTGGCTCCCAAACTGTAGGGTTTGCTGATGTCCCATACAGAAGCTACTACCCACCTTCTGTAGCTTATTATCTATCGTACCTCCTAAGGGTTTCTTCAAGAGGGACAGTGTGTTCACGAAGTAGTGAGAGAACAGCACCCCTCCAATCTCTACAATGTCAAGGAAGGGATGTACCTCCCAGTTGCTCAGGTTGAGCATGTCGTAGCTCAGTAGCCCTTCAATGGATGGATCATCATTGATTGCCCGTGAGATGCGGTTCTCATGGTTGCCCATACAGAAGATGAGACGGGGCTTGTATTGCTTCTCCTTGTTCTTCCTGCGCTTCTTATTGTAGGCTTTGAGTGGGGCAAGGAGCAAGTCCATAGCTTCGTTGCCACTCTCAACATCTTTAATCACCCTCCGCCCCTCGAATGATTTACTTCCTCGTTTATCATAAGAGGAGAGGGAAGGCATGTCCCAGAAGTCTCCGATGTTCACCACCACGTCAGGCTTCTTGGCGACGATGTAGTTGCCCAAGGCTGCTATGTGGTTGGTGGGGACATCAGGCTTCACCTGACAGTCGGGGATGAACAGTACGCGCTTAGTCTGCATGCTGTTGCACCACTGCCATTCCAACATCGTAGAAGGTTTGGGCCTCCTCGCTGTCAGGGTATTTCTTTAGGAGTCTCTCAAGATTGGAGACGAGGAGCTCTTTGCCCCCCGTCTCAATCATTGCTGTTGCTGCTGCTTGAATCATTGTCATCTGGTGTGGTGTCATTCGCTCTCCTTAAACCATTGATTTGATGTCATTAAAGAAATCTTTAATACTGTCCATCCCGCCCTCAGCCCACAAAAGAGGCAAGAGGTAAATTACTGCTGGGAATAACCAGATCAGCAAGGGAATAATATACACCACCTTGAGGAATATCTTTGAACCATCAATCATCTTTTTCATTCTTTCTCCTTTTCCAATCATCTCCGACTAAATGGCCGTAGTCTCTCGGCTCTGTGACGGCTGTCTTAGCTCCACAGATGTTGCATGTTCCTGCATGGAATGTGGCCCAACGTTTGAAGAACTGTGATCGTCCGTACTTCACGCCACACTCCCTGCATATCCACGAAGGATAGTCATCCATCCTCAAACTCCTCTATGATGCGTTGCTTAACGAGCTCAAGCATCCCAATGGCTTGCAAGCGTGTGGCACAATCGTAGTGTGAGTAGATATCGTTGTCTTTATTCATCACTACCACCACCCCATAGCTCAAATCAGGAATCTGAGCGGCCTGCGAGAGGGCATGAGCCACATCCTTTGATCTCAGGGGAATGACGTCAGCCATCATCTGCCTCCCTGCACTGACGCCACACGGACACGAGGTTTGATAGATCAGCAGGCTTGTAGTTTGGGCCTTTCAACACCTTGCCGTCTTCCCTACGGATGGGCTTACCATCCTCTCCGAGCTTGCTCATGTTGCTCTCATGGACGAGGGTGATGGCCTCTTCCAGAGGAAGCCCAAAGGTGTTGGCGAAGTGGTAGCAAACATACACCAAGTCTGCCAGCTCTTTGAGCAGCTTCTCTACTGCTTGGTTGGTGATGGGTCGGCCTTTGATAAGGGACATTCGAATCGCATACTGCTCCTCAAAGAACTCTCCATACTCTTCCCGAATCAAACCGAAGTTCAAGCTGACCGAAGCCTCCTCCAATCTTGCGTTCAACGGACTGCCCATTGCCCTCTGGAACTCCCTTACCTTACTCCCCGCTGTTGAGTGCATCATTCCTTACCTCCTTCTACTTGCGTACTAATTAGTCTATCCAGATACCAACGAGCCTTCTTCAAGTCCTCAAGCCCATTCTTATAGCGATACCTGCTGACATACTTGATGATGTTCCCTGCATGATACCCAAGCTGCTGGTCTTCAATGAAGTCAATAACCTCAATGCTTCCTTGTGTGTAGTGGGCTGGGTGATTCACCACATCATGCTGCATACTTTCCAAACCTCCTTGTCAACATCCATACTTCTTTGAGGTGGTAGAAGATAGCCCACCCACGTTGTACATCCTCCTCTTCCCATTCATGCAGGCTATAGTTATCAGGGGTTGTACGTGAAAGGAAGAGGTTGTAACACTTAGCTCCCTTCATCCCCAGCCCCTCTCGATAAGCTGCCAATTGCATTGCATGCTCATCATAGTGGTAGTCTTTCCCTGTCTCAACCTCCTTCTTAGTCTTGAAGTCGAGGATGATGTTGGCTTCCTTATCGTGCAGGTCAACAGCCCCACCAAACTCCGTTGTAGCAAAGCTGCGCTCGGAGATGGGATGTTCAATCCCAAGCTCCCCAAGCACACGCTCAACCACATTGATGTACCCTCTGTATCCTCGCCTCACCTTACCTGTCTCAAGCCAATGCTCAATAGCCCCGTGTATCTTACTTCCCTTCTCCGCAGATGTATCGGGCTTGTAGTCGGGGTTGGTGACTTTCTCCACAGCCTGCCTGCACTTCCATGCTGTAAGGGCTGGCTTGTCAAGTATGCCAGTGATGGTGGTGACAGATGGGACAAGACCCAGCTTACGGGCGTCCCTGATTGTTGTTGGTCTCTCCTTTCCTTTGTTCTTCCCAGAGGCAATCTCTTGCGTGTAGGCAGGGACTCCATCGGATGTGTACCAATGACCGCCCTCTGATGCGTAGTCGTTCATCGTTGCCTCTCCTTATTAGTTTTCTTTTGGTGACAACTGGAGCATAACACTTGAAACCCATCCTCTGTTGTCAGCCTCTCAAGGAATCCGGGCAAGTCAGCCAAGCATTTCAAAGACCCTACAGGTATGATATGATCCACCTGCACATCCTTTCCGGGCCACCACTTCTTGCAATGTGCGCATTGGTATTCCCATTTAAGACGTTTGTTCTCACTCTTGCTTGGTCTCTTGGCCCTCTCCTTACAGTCAGTGATTGGTTTCCAGAAGCGGAAGCCTCGGCGGAGGGCTGACCGAACAGCCCCCCAATACCGAGCTTCGCTCCATGTTCCTGCGTTACGAGGGAGTTGCTTCTTCTTTGCCAAGGGGCAACTCCATCTGCTTGTCGTCCTCTGCCTCTCCTTCAATAGTCTCCTGAAGCTCATTCACAAGCTTCATGCACCACTCAGGATCATTCTTCACCTTCATGGCTAGAGCAATGATGAGAAGAGAGGCATTGGTGAGGGGCTCATCCTCGCTGACAGAGGGGATGATAACCTCCACCTTCCCTTCTGCCAGAATTTTAAGGATGTTATCCCCTTTAGAATGCGTCATTGACTTCCTCCAGTCGTTTGTCATATACGTACTTCACCAATCCAAACAACGCTGCGGTTGCTGGGTTGCTCTCGTCGTCAGCGTCTCCAACGGCAGGCTCAAGCTCGCCCTCTGGCACACTGTCACGATACTTCGTAGGGATGGGGGTGATGGCTTCGATGTTGTCAAACGAACGATCACCACTCACTCGTGTCCCCACCACTACATTACATGGGGTGCCAAGTACAGCCTCCCAATCAGCCTCTTCTCCGGCACGTGCTGCTGTGTCGAACACACGATACATAGCAAACTCATTGCCCTTCTCAGTCATCGTCATGAAGATGTTGAAGGGGCGAGTCCAGAGGATGCGAGGTACATCCACGCCATCAATCTGTACGGGATGTCCCAAGATTTCCAGACCCAATGCAAGCTGCTGTGTCGGGTCTTTCTTCTCTCCCATGTACTCACGTTCTTGCAAGCCCAAGTCTGCTACATATACCAGACGAGCCTCATACTCTCCGTCAGGGAGCATCTCATATTCTTTCTTATTCCCACCACCTTGTGTTTTTGGGGTGCGTCGTTTAAGTGCCACGCCTTTCCTCCTTATGGTCAATTAATCTAACATGCTCCAAGGGGCATGTCAATCCCTTTAATGAATGTCGGCCCATGTCTGTCCTACTCTTGTATCGCCTACAAGCGGGACATTGAACTTGAGCATTTCTCCTGCATCAACCCAGCATTGGTTGACAATATCTACCACATTATTAATCAGCCAAGGATCATCCTCTACCTCCAAAACAAACTCATCGTGCATGTGAATCACCTGACGGTAAGGAATCTCCATCGACGTCAAGCGTTCATTCATCAGGATGGTGGCCTGCTTCACCAAGATACTACCAGCACTTTGGAACAGCATGTTCAATGCGCTGTGCTGGCTTCTGACAAGGAGCTTACGGCCATCCAAACCAATGAGGTGGCCCTTCTTCAAGGCTCTTGTGACTGCATCACGCAATCTCTTAAGAGCATCGTTCCCATCCCAGAAGCTATTGAAGTATTCCTGCCCCTTCTCTGCTGGAATACCCAAGGTTGATGCCAGCTTAGGGGGCTGTGCTCCATACATCAGAGCATACTTGCCGTTCTTGGCTATGTCTCGGATAACACCCCACAAGTCAGCATTCTTTTGGTGGACATCACCATCAAGCAGCTCCGCAGCATACACCCCGTTGTCATACGGGAATGTATAATGAGCCTCACAGCGGCTCTCCAGTCCTGCTGCATCGCTTCCGATGAGGCAATGGCCGGGAGAGGCAATGAACAATGCACGCATCTCCTTACCGTATGGCACATGAGCCTTGGCTTTGGGGATGTTCACCACCCCGAAGTGTGTGTACCTCCCTGTCGGGGTGCCCATAGGAATCCCACCAGCCACCACCCTGCCATCAGGGCGGATGTTGTTGATGAGTCCCTTCGTGTCATCCCTCTGACTTTGCAGGAGGGAGAGGCGATGGCTCAACATCCCTCGCTCTTTGATAAGCTCCCCCACTTCACCCAGTCCTTCAAGGGAAGACTCCGTAATCTTTGGGGATGTCTTCTCCAAGGGGCGAACAGGCTTCCCTCTTGCATCCTTCTTGTAGTTCCACTCATCAGGCTGCCAGCCTAGGCTATAGAGGAGCTGCTTAATCTGAGGATCACTGTTAGGATTGGGCTCAGTGAAGTCGATGTTCATAAACGGCCCAGCTACGCAGTGAATGTCAGCCCCGAACCTACGCTGAACTACAGCCCTGTATGCCCCTGCCTTTGTGAAGGGCAACACCACGCTCTTCCCTGCTTTCCATTGATAGGGCATACGGGCTTTGAGCCTATCAATCGTATTGTCAAGTCTTTCTTTGAGCAAGGAGGCCAGCTTCTTGGCTGCCTCCACATCGAAGAACACTCCGTTAGCCTCTTGCTGTGCATGCCAATGGGCAATGTGCTGTTCAATCTCAAAGGACTTAGCCCAATCATGCTGGGCGTACTCAACGAACAACCTCTCATACAGCGTGGTAGTAATCTCTACGTCCACAGCACAGCGTTGCAGCATACGTGGGTCGTAGTATCGCCAGTCAAGGTCGGGCACCTTCTTAACACCGAGCCTCTCACCCCATGCCTCCAATGAATGCCCGCCTTCTCTGTCACAGCGGAACAGGCGGGAAGCAATCATCGTGTCGAAGCATTTCTCTGGTGTGTATGAGAGGCCATACAATCGACGTAGGACAGGCAGATCAAAGTTGAGGATGTTATGCCCTACGAGCAGGGCTTCGGGGTCTGACAGGGCTTCTACGGCCTCCTTGATTTCATACCTGTCATACTTCTTACCATTGATAACGATGCACCACACCCTATCTGGGTTGAGGCCGTTGGTTTCAATATCGAAGATGAGGGTTTTAGTCGTCATCTTCAACAGCCCTTGCGATGTTGGTGCCGATACGCAACAGCTTAAAGAAATCATGCTCCTCGACAGAGGAAGCAAAGGCTCGTGCTCCTACTAGTTCAATGGTTGTGCCTGCCTCTGGCCAATAGCATATGGTGTAGCAATGCTCAGGCTCAAACCAATGGACAATCTCCATGTATGGAGAGTTGTCTTTAATGCGATGTGTAATCCTAAGCTCTAGGTCTCCGGCCTTTCTGATTGTTGTTGCCACGTTTCTTCCTCCTCTTCTCTGTCTCTGTTAGTAGGGTGGGCAAATCATTCTTGCCTACAAGGGGCACCCCCATGTGAGGGGGGCTCTCCCAAGGGGAGGTGATGATGTCTATCAACCTCCGGTGTTGGATGTCTGGGTTGAGGGGAGGCTTCCCTCCACTAATCCAAGCCAGAAACTTCTTGATGTCCCTATATCTAATAATCATTAGAAGGCCACATCAGGCTCGGCATACACCCCCGTATCCCTGTCATACAGGATGGGGAATCGAGTTGTATTACCATTGTTTCTATCCTCCAATAGAACACAATATGTAGTGTTCTGTTCTACAATGTCAAGCTCTGGGTCTTTGTTCCTCTCTAGTCCTATCATGTATGTGCAGGCTCGGCTCATGGCTCGGCTCCCTGCAAACTGAGAGGACAGGACAGCCCCTCCTCGGTTGTGCTCTGGCCCCGTCTTGGGATTATTCAGGTGGCAGAAGCAGAAGTATGTGAAGCCCAAGTCCTTGGCCATCTGATCCAGCTCACGGCTGAACTGTTGCAAGAACCTGTTAGCATCGCTGGCCTCCATGCCATCCGTCAGGCAGGTGATAGGGTCGATGAATATAAACTCACAGCCCTCGACAATCACAGCATGCCGGATGGCCTGCTTCACCTCATCCCACTCCAAGGAATTGTCCCTGTTGTACAGGATGACTTGATCGGCCAACTGTCGGAGGTGGTGCCTCACTTCATTGTCATCAACAGGGATGTCGGGTCGGTGGTATATCTTCCCCGCAAGTTTACCAGCAAGCTTACGAGCTGTCAAGTGGACAACTTCCTCAGCCTTAATGAGGAAGGGCTTCTTCCCTTGCCTGATTAGGTGGACAGCCAGCTCATTGAGCCACTCACTCTTGCCGCACTTCACACCAGCTCCGATGTAATACCCATCCCCCGGCCTCATGCCGTACGTCACCTTGGTTAGGGAAGGCCAAGGGAATGATGTGCCCCATTCCGTACGCTCCATTGCCCTATCCATGATGTCAGTGATATGGACAATGCCGCTAGGCTGGTAGGGCTTGGCCTCATTCAAGGCTGCCACAAACTCCCGATGCTTCTCTGCTTCCAGCATCTCATTGGCATCCTTGAGGGGTAGCTCAACAACAGCACATGGCATGTCAAGCAGGGCAGCCAGCTTCGCTGTTCCCTCCCGTCCGGGCTCATCCATGTCAAGGCATATCAGCACCTTCGAATGTCTCTTAATCCAATCCATGTCAGCAGACACAGCCTTCAGGCTGCTCTCCCCATTAGGAAGGGAAACAATATCGGGAATGTTCCTGCTTCCTGCTCTTAGGAGCATGGCCTTGGCTGCCATTGCATCCTCTTCACCTCCGGTGATGATGAGAGGGCCAGAGCCAGAGCACAAGGGCTTCCCAAAGAGCTGGAACTCTCCCTTTCCCACGGAGAAGAATGTCTTGGGAAGCTTCCTCACCTTCCACACCCCATCCCCCATAGGGTAGGCGACAAGGGAAGGGTCTCCTGTCGCTTCATCAAAGCCCACCCTCACGCCGAAGGAAGCTCTCACCTTCGGAGGAATGCTTCGGATTGTATGAGGCACCTCTGTTGGCAGGCTCTCGATAAACTCCCTGCCGCTCTGCTTCCATTGCTTTGGGGCAGGCTCATCAACAGGCTCCACCACTTCCCCATTGACAAGCTCCTTATAGTGGCAGCGTGTACAGTACCAAGCATCACCGCCCTTCATAAGGAACAGGTGATTGCCTGTACGATCTCTGCCCTTTGCTCTGCATGATGGGCATGGTCTATTCTCTGTCATACATTCTCCTTATTGCCATATTAAGGAGCATATTGCTGTGATTATAACAATAAGCCAGCCTTCAATAGTCTTCATATCTGCTCAGCTCCTCGCATTCCATGCAGTCTTGCTCATAGTCGAAGGCTGTATATTCAATGCACAGCTCCTCATCACGGAACACTGTGTCACCGCAGCAATCAGAGACGAGGACATAAGACACATCAACAGAGGGCGATCCCCAAAACTCATAAGCCCCGATGCCCTGATCCTCAATAGAATATTCACATTGTTCTTTGCAGGTTCCACAATACATACTACCTCCTTGCTGTCCTATAGTGTCGGCACTTGTTGATAAGTGCCTATGATTTGGTAAGCAGTTTAGACACATGCTCAGGTGTGCTAGGGACGTACTGCTCACGTTACCTAGGCCGGAGGTTTGGCCCCTAGTCTGACATAATAACAATCACTACTAATACTACAATGAACGCCATGAGAGACTCAAGCATCATGCCACCTCCAGCAATGCAGCAGCTACGGCTTCTGCATAGGAGCGGCGGCCTTTGCGCGACATTGATGTGTAGCGTACAATTCTGTAGTCGTTTCTGGCCTGCTTGCGGATAGTAATGCATCGCTCGCACAGCTCATGCACAACAGCAAGCTGGTCGGTGGGATTGCTGAATATGTCAAAAAGGCATAAGCCAGAATCATCTTTCTCAGCATTCGTGGCATGAACGAATACTGACTCACCATCGTGATGTGGCGATGCGTATCCAATCAACCTAGCAGCCGCCATGTTCGCTTTCAGCTTTTCTTCGTTGGTCATTTCTGCTCTCCCTTGTATGCTTTATAACCTCTGAACTTAGTGTAGTGGTTGCCTGCCTGTTTTATCTATTCTTGCTTGATGTAGTCATACTCCCACAGCCAACACTCTCCGAACTGTGAACGGCCACATCTACCCTTCCTCCGCACGGTCTCGAGCCATACACATTGCCCATCAGGCAGGCGGACAGGATACCATGCGTACCAGCTATGCCATTGCTCCATACGCTTGCATCTCTCCTCCAATGTCGGGCCGCAGTTGAATCTCATCTCTCACCCCTCCTGCCACGCAACGGTGGATGTGCCTTAAATCTCTTGATCTTCTGTCGCTTATGCTTGCGAAGCAGGCGGCAAAGTAGAAGCAATCCCTTGTCTGTCATGTAAGGGTAATATCTCATGCTCGCTCCGGTGCTGCATAAGGATCATAGACAACCTCGCTTGCATCAAAACCCTCAAAACTTTTGATCCATTGACGGTGAATCGTCATAATCACAGCCCATTGCCTGTCAGACACTCGCCTTTGGCGGATAACATTCTTGACAAAATCACTGTCTTTTATTTCTGACATTATCTTAATCTGCCTGTCGGTGAATTGGTGCTCGTCTGTAATGCACAAACAAGCCTCAGCTAGAGATACTCTAACACTCATACATCCACCCCATTCATGCGCAGGATTTCGTCTAGGATGTTGGTTTGAGTTGGTGGGCAATCATCCGGTGAATCGCACAAGTAAACACTCCCGTCACACTTCATCCCGTACGATGTCATGGCCTCAGGAAACTTAAGCAAAATCGCCGCGAATTGGGCGAGGCCGCTTCTAGTGTCTGCATAAGGCTCTAACTCTTCTCCTGTATGCAAGAACCTTTTGCCTTCAAAGATCGACCACCCCATCAGCTCCGCGAGTTTTAGGCTTTTTTCTTGTTCAGTCATGCTTCCTCCCAGCAATCTCGTGAAAATCCTTGGCCAATACATATTCAACTATCAGCCTGCCATCTCCATTCGGCTCCGCCTGTAACACCACAACAGGCTCGCCCCTAGTCGATTCTTTGGCCTTGTGGCCTTCCATGCACCACAAATCTTTACCGCATACGAATGCACTCTTTGGATGTGATTTCTTCATGCCTTCCTCCTTCTTCAGACCCAAATCAAGCTGACGTGACTGATGAGCCACAGGAAGAACTCAATAACAGCCCAGCCAACTACCGCAGCAACGCATAATGACACTATGAAAAATTCTTTAATTCCATCGAGATACATTTCACTCCTCCTCAAATACGCCAAGCGCAATCAGCTTAGGCTTCCATTCACGCCACCATTCAAGTGCGCCGTCGTCCATCCTCGCAATGGTTTTATCAGGGAAACCGAGCCACTCGCTTTTGCTGTGCTGCTGACATCCTATCGCCAGCACTTCACCGGTGTACGTTATGTGGTATCTTGTAATCAGCAGCGTCTTGATCTCGCTGCCGTTGCCAAAGCAGTATCGGATGTCTGCCCCGCTAAGGTTTGCCCTGATAAGGTCTGCACCACGAAGGTTTGCACCACGAAGGTTTGCCCCGCTAAGGTTTGCAAATTGCTTTATGTCGTACCCGTTTACTTTCATAATTCACTCCTCCTTCATTCACTTACGGCTGGCGGCTGGAGAGAACCTTCCTCAAAAAAAGCTTTTGAGACTGCCATCTAGAATGGTCTCAGGGCAACGCTACCGCCATGCGTAAATAAGCCTCCCTATTTATTTCCCGCCGGGAGGCAGGCGGTCTACGGCATCAAAGGAGTCCGCCGCTGATGCTTTCCTGTGCTGCTACTCTGTAGTTGATACGTCAGTCTTGCGCTGATAGTTGAGGATGCCTGCTGCCTGACCAAGAATAGCCATCACCCGTCCCTCAACAGACACCTCCACAGTGTCAGTGCCCCACTGGCCCTTGACCTCGACAGTACGATGGGCGAACGGGAACACATCAAGCGCAGCATGGATGCGTTTAATCTGCTCTTCTTTCTTCTGATTGGCTTTATACCATAAGTCGTAGCGACTCTCGGCCTCCTTCAGTTTTTTCTCAAGCTCCTCAATGCGTGCTACCATTTCTTTCTTTTTCATTTCACTCTCCTTCTTGTTTTTCATTTCAACTCCCTCGGCTCATCATCCCAGCCCATCGGGGAGCCTGTCAGCTTCTCGGCTGTGCCTCTTGGCACTTCGACACAATTGCCAGCAACTTCCCATATATCAACGCCTCTATGCAACATTGGCGGCATCTCGTATACATACTCCGACCCGTCTCTATCAACAGCTACCCAGCTCATTCCTTCGCCTCCTTACTCCACTCCCATGCACCCGTCTGGCTGTCATAGTGGGCGCAGCCGTGCTCGACAACCTCACCTTTCATCCACATCTGATTGATGCCTGCGCCAGCCAATGCCGCAAAGAAGATCAACGCAACGATTGCCCATCCATCACCTCTCATCTCCACGCCCTCCCTGCATAGGTTCGAGAATACACTGTGACACTTCCTCCCATACCTCATCGCCACCAAGGGTTCCTGTATGCTTGAGTCGTATCTTGTTCTGTTGATCTTCCGTGAGCCTAACCCGTACAGTCCGGTAAGTCGGCGTACTGTTGGCAAATATCAACGGCGCATTGTCTCTTATAATGATCGTCAGGCATTCACCTGCTGCTTTTTCTTTCAGAATTGTCATTTCCACTCCTCCGGCCACCACTCTGGAATATCCTCAGGGGCGCATGGTTCGGCGTTGATCCAATGAGCCTTCGCTCTAGATAATGACCCATCCTCGTTACGCATTGCGCCGAGATAGTCGTCACATATATTGCATGCAGACACCAGCCGAATAATTCGATCCTCCTCAAATTCATTCCACACCCAACACCATGTCGGCTTTTCCGGCTTCCATTTGGGGCGTTCGCACGGCTCCCATACACGCGCATCTGTGTGTGGCACCCACTCATCTTCAAAATGTCCCATGTCGTATCCACCATTACCATTGAATAACACTGTGCCTGATGTTCGCCCTGTGAACTCAATGATGGCCCCGCTTTTTTTGCTTTTCATAACCAGCGGATATTCAACAGGTCGCTCGCCCACCTCCGGCCCGTGGCCTGTTTCTGGGAACCAGACGAATGGGTGTGGGTAATGTGGATACAGCCTACCGTCTGACGTTACCCAGAGCAGAGTGCCGTCGTCATATTTCAGCTTCACCCCACAGTCTCTCCCAGCCTCAATGGCCACCACAACACATGGCCCTCGCAATGACTCCAGCTTATCACCTACTTTGAACATTGTATTAGTCATATACCAACTCCTTAGCCTCATCTTCCCATGTCATTGTGTGTCCTAGCAACCTTTCAATCGTACCTCTAGGGAGGGTGACCACCTCTGGAGGCGGGGCCTCATCGACCCAACGACCCACCGGAAAACCCCGAACGCTGCCGCGTATCGGAGGATTGCTAAAGATATTTTCCGTACCGTCCTTATCTACAGCCACCCATGCTCGCTCCCAAACATCACTCATCATCCACCTCCTTCCAAAACACCACATCACCCAGATCAGAGAAGTTCAAGTCAACCCCCTCTTCCCCATCCTTATACACCTCTGCCTTCTGCAAGCAGCGTGTGCATGTGTCCTCTAGGCTCCCATCAGGAAGCAGGGGACGCCTCAACTCTACCTCAGACAGAACATTATTGCAAGCTTTGCATCTGCTCATGTGGTTCCTCCTCATAACATGTTGTCAGATCATACAAGTCTTCAATAGCAAGCAGCATATACTCCACTGTAGCAGGGGCGATGTATGTGCAGCCCTTCATCATGCTCCTAAGAGCATCAATGCCGTCTTGGAATGATGTGGCCGTCTCAATAGCCGCATCTACATCACTCGTCTTAGGCGGAGCTACATATGCTGCTGTCCTTCGAGGCAATGTATAGACAGGAGCAGGGGCAGGCCGCTCTTCCTCTGGCAATCCATTCCAATTAATCTGAACGACAGCCTCCATCACTGCCTGAACATGCTTGGTGTCCAAGGTTTCAAAGCGGGAGTGCTCATCACGGTATCCAATGGAGATGTTCGTATGGTTGAGCGTCTTGTGCTTGAACATATTGGTGTCTGTTGTGCTGCCTGTCGGGTCTTTGACATACCTCAAGCCAGCCTCTTTGAACTCCTCGATGAGGTATTCAGCGAAAGCATCCGAACAGCAGGGCGTGCCTGACATCTTCGTGATAATGCTGTGCTTCTCTCGCCGATCGAAGGTGATGGCATGCTTGATAGACGGAGGACACAGCGTAGCTGCATGTTCTGCTCCAATGCACCCAACCTCCTCCTCAACAGTGAAGCAGTAGAGGCCTTCCACTCCTGCCTTAATCATGTGCAACAACACCCTGATGCCTGCCTTATCATCAGCACCAAGGGCTGTCTGATTGCTCTTAGGAGCAAGGGACATGATGCCCTTATCATCAACCTCAAACAACACCTTGTCATCATCAACAGAGGTGATGCTATGCACACAATCCATATGTGCTGTGAACAGGACAGATGGACTGTCATTCTCCACGAGCACAGCCACCCAGATGTTACCCTTCGAGTCGATAACGCAGCCGCCATCTAGCTCATCCAAGATGATGCGTTGTACGAGTCCCTCTTCTCCTGATGGAGAGGGGGTTTCAATCAATCTATGTAACAGTTCCATATTTATTCTCCTTGATTTATCAGCCAATAAGGGAGCAGTGAATTCCCCACATGTCCTTTGGGTACGGGTATTGCAAACTTCCAGAGGGCGAAGGGGTATCTACCCCTGTAAATGTTCTCCACTGTGGTGTGTAGAGAGGCGGTCATGCAGTTCTCGATACTATGGTCAGAGATAGCACAGTTCCTCCCCAATATCCTACCCTCTCCGAACAAACCGATTATCATCTGTTGCAATTCCTCCTCTGTTGCCCCTTCGTACTCTGCTCTTAGGAGCATCAAACATTTCTCCTTATGCGTCATCATC